GTTCTGTGGCACCCAGTTTCCGTTATAAGTGGCTTGTAAAGATGTCTGACCAGCAGGAGGTGAGGCTGGATGGTTTTGGGTCACTCCACGATAAAACAGCACGTTGCTCATCAAGATATTGTTATTTCTCGCAAAAGAGTTTCCAAAAAAACCATAACTCATGTTTACCACGGTGGGATTCTTTCTGCCAGTCTTTGGATTTACAGTTTTGATGTTGTTGTGCCAATATCTAACATAGTTTATTAATTGTGTTGCAGTGGGAGTTGAAGTACCATTGGTTTGTTCGCCATAGGGTGAAATATTGTATATGGTCGCGTCCCTTGCCCAGCCTTGGGTATTGCCTGCCATGATTCCGGCCACGTGCATACCATGACCATTATTGCCCGCAGTGCCGGCACCATAATTGTAATTGCCAGCTGGCTGTCCTGTGACTTGGGGATTGTACGCCCACCAATTTATCTGGTTAACTCGTGAGCCGCCTGAGCCATCAGCATTACGCTGATACTCTGGATGGCCAGGTAAAATATTGCCATCTATAACCACAACATCAACGTTACGCCCAGTGCTGGTTAAAACAATGGTTCCTGCCTGAGTAGGATCTTGCTGTCCACCGCCACCCCAGTTGGGGATTTGACGGCCAAACCACATACGAAACAATCCCCAGTTTTTAAAAATTGGGTCATTATTGCCAGTTTTATCCCAGCCTGCACTGTACTGGTACACACAAGGTCTAGCACGGATGCCATGATGTTGTGGGTCAATTTCTACTGCCATCACTCTTGGGTCTTGTTCAAGTCTAGCTGCTTCTTCAGGCGTGATTAAATATTCTGTGCTTCGACACAGTGGCATACGTTGAGAGCATTCTACAATTCTGTCAGGTGCATAACCTCTACTTCCAAGACTTTCCATCTCGTCGTAAAAGTTTTCTTGATTAACATCACGGTGAATTGTAACAGTATATGGATATTCTTGACCTAGCTCAATTGTCAGAGGCCCAGTCATACCAAAATGCTCTTGGGTAAATTCTGCTAAAGCCTGTGGGTGCGGCTCATCACCAAGAAGTTTGCGTATTTCTTCTGGATCATTTTTACCATCAAACAAGTTCATTATGTTTCCAATTGTAATACTGTCATGGTAACTGTGATTGAAGCCACTCCACCACTTAAATTGGTAATAGCAACAGGCACAGTGTTAGAAACTGGGTTGTCATCATTAAAGCCCACTGCTCCGGGGCTTACTATAACTGTGTTTGCACCGGTGGTGATGATTTCTGCAATCACGCCCGCGCCAGGTTGTGGATCTACGTCTTGAGTTCTTGTGGCGTCTGCGCTACGTGCTGCACTACTAGTGTATACTCTTACCCAACTGGCTGCTGAAGTTGTGATTTTATAAATCGCATAACCTTTGTACCCAGTGAGATCTGAATTGATACTCACTGCGTTTGACAAAGGACCCACTGTGGTAGTGATGTTTGCACGATTGCCTGCGCCACCGCCACCGCCTGTGACCACACCAGTGAGAAATGCGCCGTTGCCAAGAATAAATGTGCCACTTACATTGCCTGTGGCATTCACATTACCAACATTTATATTGCCAGTGTGAGTTGCTGATCCTGTGGTGTTGATGTTGCCAGCAGTGATATTTCCTGTGATTGTGGCTGTGGTTAGTGCAGCATTTGATGCCAACAAAGTTGTAGTGGAAACATAAGGAGAGATCACAGAGTTTCCAGCATCCACATTCTGTACTGTGAGCTGACTTGGAGTTAAACTGGCTGCCCCCACTGCTACCTGTGTGCTTGCATTTACCAAACTGGCGTTTACAGTGGTGACATTGGCACTGCCAGCTGCCGTGATATTACCGCCTACAGAAAGATCTGTTCCAATTGTACCAGATTGACTGGCAATTACATGTGCGCCTTGAACATTACCAGTAGCAGTGATGTTCCCGCCTGAACTGATTCTACCCGCAAAAGTCTGTTGTCCTGTGCCAGTTGCGTTTAGGTTACCTGTGATGTTAACTGTTATACCATCTATGATATTGGTAACTGTGGTACCCACACGATTCCATGCACCAGTGGTACTGTTCCATTGATAGGTTATGTTGCCTACATTGGCCTGTTGGCCGTTTATTGGACTAGTAGGGAAAAATGCCATTAGAATCTCCCCACTGCTATGGTGATATCTTGAATTGAATTGTCGTTAATTGTCATCATGCTTTTGCCTAGTACACAACCTGGTCTATAAAGACTGTCATTTACTCTTTCAGCTACACCTGGCTCATCACTAGTTGTGAGTAATGTGCCTTTACTTACTGGGCCGCGTACACGGCAGGTGACTTTACCAGTTAGAGCAACTGCCACACCGTCTACTCCTGAATTCATCAAATAACTGGGTTTTTCGCTAACCACACCTGCCACTGAGGTGTCGTGTGTGCGTTTACTGATTGTGATCTCATGATCACCACCAAAGATCACCACTGTGCCAGGCGCATACTTTTCATCTGATGTGTAGTTTTCTGCAAGGTCAGCATACAGTGCCGATGTTGAAGTTGCAAACACTCGATTGAAATACGTGCTTGATGATCCAATGTTTCCAACGCCATTGGAATTTAGATTTAAAATATTCCCAACCAACAGTCCTTGACTGGTGATTTGCGCGATGGTAGCACTGTTTACATTGGCAATGATACAACCACTGGCCAATGGAATACTCACTTGCGATAAACCATTGATAATAGTACTGGGATTGGTACTGATGCCGGTCAAAAGTGAACCATTACCAACAAAATAGGTAGCAGCCACGTTGGCTGCTGCATTTAAATTGGTCACTGTAACAGTGTTAGCAGTGAAAGAACCATTTACATCTCGTTGCACCACAGTGTTTGCTAGAGTGCTTGCGGATGCTGGTGGAGTTGCCACACCACTCATGTCCACCCACTGATCGCTGTCTCCATCATCTACATATTGATAAAGAATACCATTAACAGTGTTGAACCAAAAGTCACCTGATGTGGGAGACAAAGGCGCTGTGGATTGTGCATCCCATTTCACAGTACCGCCACTTACAAAAGGCACACCATTGGCAAAATAATAGTTGTCAGTGAGAATATTGCCCGGTGATATGTTGCCTGGTAGTATAGCACCGCTTGTGGTCAACCGCATGACATTGGCCACGCCACCCACATTGATCTCCACATTACCTGACAGATTAGGAATGTCTACTCTTGACGTACCGTTTTGAATTCTGTTTGCAGCAGCATTACCTGCTGGAATATTGGTTAGACCTGATCCGTCTCCAATAAACACACCAGTGGTAATAAAGTTACCCACACTAGTAATGGTGTTACTGGTTATGTTATTGGCACTGATGTTCGCAGTTGGAAAACTAACTGTACCAGAAGCAGTGAGTCCGTTGGTGCTGATATTTCCTGTGACGTTAACTGTGTTGGTTGTGATATTGACGTTGTCCGACGCCTGTACGGAGACAATATTATAGTTACCGTTGACACGTTTGTAAGTTGCCATCTACGCTTCCTTTTGCTTATTTATGCGGGCTAGAAACGCGGACATCTCCAGATGTTCTAGATTGGGCAGAATGTCCAGCTCCTGGTGTTTCATAGTGGTTTCTCCGTACACTCGGATCCATTTTACATCAGGAAAGTCCTTGATTGCAGTGCTCAGCTGTTTGATCCAGTTGCCAGTGAACGTGGGCGGAGTTCCCCTAGCTTTGTAAAACTCTGTGCCAGCGTACACATTGTTAAACTGCCCTGAATTGTCTGGACCCAGATCATAACCCAATAAAAACACACGGGAATGCCCATCCAGTGCAGCCAGTGCCGCAGCCACTGGACCAGAACTGTTACCGTAGTATTTTTTTGGTATTTGCCGAGCACCTGAATTAGGATGGCATCTCCTGGTGTAAAACACACGGCGCTGACTGTATCCCGAATCCTGAATTCTCCCGCTTATGGGAGCATCTGTGGCCACAAGCACATCAGGCTCAAAATCTTTGTAAAGAGAATTACATCCATAGATTTTACCATAATGATGTAACCAGGCGAGATCAAGAGTCTGCCTGCTGATACCATTGGCCAAACAAAAAGCTGTAGTCATAAAAAATCCTCCCAGTATGTAGTTCTGGGAGGATCAAGTACAGATTAAAACCTTTAGCTAGTCCACTTTTCCAGTTGTGCAATAGTGGTTGTGGTCTGCGCTGTACCACTCTTGATCACAGTGCCTTCGTCAGTGAAGAAGTTTGTTACATAACGATTATCAGCTACAACACTGGTATAAGAGTAGTTACTACCACCTGCCCAGTCTTGGACCCACTTGTTGGTGAGTTTGCTTGCGTAAATCAATGAGCTGTCGCCAACTGCAAAACCCACTGCCATGAATCCTGCAGCCGGAGTTGCATCATTATCTAGCACACAGACACCAACTTCTTGGCAGGTGCCTGAAGTGCCTGCACCGGCTGCCGCAGTGACTTGGAAAATTGTACCCACTGCTGCACCTATTGGTGCACCCATTGCTACCCAATTGGTGTTGCCTACTGCCACAATACGCACACTTACACCAACCACTGCGTTTGCAGGGTCAATGGCAGTGTTAGTTGCTACCAAGAACTTGTGTGAGCCTTTTTGACGCAAAATTACACCGTCGTCAGATCCGGTAAAACTGTTTGTAATGTTTACAATGCACTTGACCACTGGGTTAGTAGCAGAAGTTGCTGTAGACCGCACACCACCCACAACGCCTAGATAATCATTGGCACTGAGTGTTTCCGGATTGGCATTATACTCTGGATCAGTTAGCGATCCAAAATTTGGAAAACCAACATCAATGCCTACTGCTGCACCAGGCGATCCAATACCTGAATTAGTTGAATATTTTTGAATTTTGAGAGGACGTCCCATTTGTTTTCTCCTTAAAGAAGTCCGATGTGGGTTCTAGCCACTACGCGGCGGGTTAGACCGCATAAAACGCACTGTGCGTTATGAGTATTTATTGGTTATTCAAATCACTTGACCTACGCATATAATTCTGGCATAATTACTGTATGCGCTGGTAGCTAAGTGGAACAGCAGGAGCCTCTAAAACTCCAGATACGTGGGTTCGATCCCCACCTAGCGCACCATAATAACAAAGCCGGACCCGTAACCATATTCCGGCTCCGCTGACGCGAAAACGGGATGGGCTGCGCTCACGGGGTTTGACGGTTTCCTGACACATGAATAACCGTCATTTAAGGAAACTGTTATGCGGTACCTAATGGTTCTGTTTTTAATAGTAGGATGTTCTAGCAAATATGATGACTGCGTAGAACAACAAAAAGAGTCGTATAGACAACGAAATCCTGGTGCTTCATATGGGTTAATAAACTCCAAGTACAGAGATTTTGAAGCAGCATGTTCTAACTTTAAAGGAAAATAAAATGTCATAGATTGAATACGCATGCAAGGACCTAGTGTTTCATTTCAACAAGAAGCACTTAGAAGATCACTCAATCCCAATGTGGGTGGTAAAAACACACGGTGAAACTTTTTACGTAGACCACGTCACTGCTACACTTCCATGGAGTACCAAAGAGACTCCAGACAACTCCCATACCAAAGGTAGTATCAAGTTCAAAGAATGCCTGCTGACCATTAACGAGGCTAACGAAGCCACGATTGCAGCATTGTCAATAGTTGACAAAATTAGATTACGTAATCAAAAGCTGGGTATTACTAGAATTATCTTTAGATACGGAGATCGGTTCCATGCAGCACTACAGAAAAACGAATACAAGCACAGTCCATTCAAAAATGTTTCTGGGGGA